CAATTTTTCAGAACTGACATTCAAGGTTTCTTACCTAAGATGATGGAAGAGATGTATGAAGACCGCAAGAAGTTTAAGAAGATGATGTTGAAGGCATCACAGGAGTATGAAAATGAAAAAGATGAACGTAAAAAATATGAAATCGATAAACGTGTTGCAAGATACAACAACCTACAACTTGCAAAGAAAGTTTCTCTTAACTCTGCTTATGGTGCTCTTGGTAGCCAGTATTTCCGCTTTTATGATTTACGAATGGCTCTTGGCGTCACTACTGCTGGTCAGTTGTCTATTCGGTGGATTGAAGCTAAGATAAATGCCTACATGAACAAACTCCTCGGTACAGAAAAAGATTATGTAATCGCTTCTGATACCGATTCAATCTATCTACGTATGGGTGAGTTGGTTGACAAGTTTATCAAAGATAAGTCCGACAAACAAAAAGTAATTGCTCTCATGGATAAAATCTGTGAAGAAAAACTACAACCTTATATTGACAAATCATATGAAGAGCTGGCTAATTATGTTCACGCATATGACCAGAAGATGCAGATGAAACGTGAAGGTCTTTCTGACAAAGGTGTGTGGACTGCCAAGAAACGATACATTCTAAATGTGTATAACAACGAAGGCGTTCAGTATGCTGAACCTCATATGAAAGTCATGGGTCTTGAGATGGTTAAATCATCTACACCATCGGCTATTCGTGAGAAGATGAAAGCAGCAATTAAATTAATGATGACTGGTACAGAAGATGATGTACAAGACTTTATTGCCAAGTTCAAAGAAGATTTCAAAAAGTTACCACCAGAAGAAATATCTTTCCCACGTGGTATGAATGGTTTGGCTACTTACTCAGATTCGGTAACATTGTTCAAAAAAGGTACACCAATTCATGTTCGTGGTGCCATCATTTATAACCACAATCTAAAACTACTTGACTTAGAAAAGAAGTATCCTCGTATACAAGAAGGTGAAAAGATTAAGTTTACATATTTGAAGATGCCAAATCATTTCAAATCGGATGTTATTTCCTATCCTTCTAGGTTACCAAAAGAATTCGAGCTTGACAACTATATCGATTATGATGTACAATTCGACAAAGCGTTCTTGGATCCAATCCGTGTAATCTTGGATTGTATGCAATGGCAAGCAGAAAAAACTAACTCACTTATGGACTTTTTCGGATGATTTTTCTAACATTCTTAACAGCAATGGCCTTATCAGGTGTTGCTGCTTATTATTCTGTTATAGGTTTGGCAGCAATATTTCCTGGTTCATTCTGGCCTATCATTATTATGGGTACTGTACTTGAAGCGGCCAAACTTGTAACAGTATCTTGGCTATATAGAAACTGGAAGGTTGTACATATTGGTATGAAATCATACCTAACGGTTGCTTGTATTATCTTGATGTTGATTACCAGTATGGGTATTTTTGGTTATTTGTCAAAGGCACACTTAGAACATTCATCTGATACTGCACCAATGGCAAGTAAGGTACAACTGATAGATGAAAAGATTAAAGTCGTAAAGGAAAATCTAGATGCGAATCGTAAAGTTATCAAACAGATGGATGAAATGGTCGACCAAACTATGGGCCGCAGCAATGATGAAAAGGGTATTGCTAACTCCGTGGTCATTAGACGGAATCAACAGAAAGAACGCAGCCGTATACAGACTGAGAATGAAACCTACCAGAAAACAATTTCTCAACTCACAGAAGAAAGATTTCCGTTGCAGATTGAGTTACAGAAAGCGGAGTCGGATTTTGGACCAATTAAATATGTGGCCGAACTAATCTATGGTTCTGGCGATAAAGATATTATTGACAAGGCAGTTAGACTTGTTATTATGTTGATTATGGTTGTGTTTGACCCGTTGGCTATATTGTTATTGATTGCTGCCAATATGTCAATGCAACCACAACCAAGGCAACAACCAGATTTAGTTTTAGATGAACCGTTACCAGAAGAATTTACTACACAAAAGGTTGTTGATGTAGTACCTGAAGTAGTTAAAGAACCTGAATTGGAGATACCTGTTTATCTCCAACAACCATTTGTACATTTTGCCAATACAAAACCAATGGTTGTACCAACACCAGAAGTTCAAACAGAATCTATACAGGTGGAAAAAGATAATGTATTTGTGTTAGATGAAGTAACAGGTGAAACTATGCCTTCTATTACAGAACCAGTTAAGAAACTGGAACCTAAGTATGATTATGAAGAACCATTTTCTTTCAAAGAGAAAGATAAAAAAGGTTTAGATGGTGGTAATTTTTAAAGGATGAAATTATGAGTATATTAGATAAAATTAAAAAGAATAGTTCAATCAAAGATTCAGCTATTCTGGCGAAATCAAAATTCTTTAACAACAAAGATATGATTCAAACCGCTGTGCCTATTATTAATGTGGCACTTTCTGGTAAGTTAGATGGCGGTCTAACTCCAGGTCTTACAATGTGGGCAGGTCCATCCAAACACTTTAAGACAGCATTTAGTTTATTGATGGCCAAATCTTATATGGACAAATATGAAGATGCAGCACTATTATTCTACGATTCTGAGTTTGGTACTCCGCAGTCTTATTTTGATTCTTTTGGTATCGACACAAACAGGGTGCTCCATACTCCTCTTACAGATATTGAACAACTCAAGTTCGACATAATGTCACAGTTGACCAATCTTGAACGTGGTGATAAATTAATTATTGTCATTGATTCGATTGGTAATTTGGCATCCAAGAAAGAAGTTGATGATGCACTAGATGGTAAATCAGTTGCTGATATGTCTAGAGCAAAACAAGTTAAGAGTTTGTTCCGTATGGTAACACCACACTTATCACTTAAAGATATTCCAATGGTTGTTGTGAATCACACATACATGGAAATTGGTATGTTCCCTAAAGCAATCGTTGGTGGTGGTACAGGTTCTTATTACTCTGCCGACAACATCTTTATTATAGGTCGCCAACAAGAAAAAGAAGGCACAGAAGTTGTTGGTTACAATTTCATTATCAATGTGGAGAAATCTAGATATGTCAAAGAAAAATCCAAAATACCTGTTACTGTATCTTTTGATGGTGGTATTTCTAAGTGGTCTGGTCTACTTGACCTTGCACTTGAGTCCAAGCACGTGGTCAAACCAACGAATGGATGGTACAGCAAAGTTGATTCAGCAACCGGTGAAGTAGAAGAAAAGAAATATCGTATCAAAGATACTGATACAAAAGAATTCTGGATGCCTATTATCAAAGATAAAACATTCCAAGAATTTATCGAAAACAAATACCGTGTTGCTTCAGGTAACATTATGTCGAGTGATATACATGAGGCATTTGATATTGAAACAACTAACGGAGTTGAATAATGAGCCATGAAGATGATAAGATTAAACATAGTAAACGCCTTCACAAAGAAGAATCGGCAATAGCCAAACAAGTAAAGATTGCCAAGGCACATGGTGTGGAAGTAAAAGAACCACATATGTTGGCAAAACACCATGCTTTAGATTGTGGTGTACCTAATTGTCCTATGTGTTCTTCTCCTCGTAAATTAAGTGGTGCAAAAACAAAACAGGAACAATCATTTGAACAAACGGAGAAATGGAATGAATGAAGGTATAGATTATTGTTTCATCTATCCTAAGGATGATAAGCAATCGGTACATATTAAATTTTTGGAAGGACCTTATACAGGTACCACTTTCAAATATGGCAAAGTAAAATTTAAGGAAGAAAATGACCAGGTCTATTTACTTTTTGCTTATGATGTGTTAGAATCACCAGTTAAGAAGCCAGCAAAATTGGAAAAGGATGCTGACTTTAAAAACTACATTGGTGACTTATTAGTGGAAATAATGTCATCAAATATTGAACAGGAAGTAATTGATGAAGCTGGAACAGACGATATTAAAGAATCTAATTTACAATGAGGATTACTTACGAAAAGTATTACCATTTTTAAAAGAAGATTACTTTACAGATAGAACTGATAGGACAATTTTTAATGAGATTTCATCGTTCACGGATGCTTACAATTCAACGCCAACGATTGAAGCAGTTGTATTGGCCGTCAAAGAAAGGCGAAATCTTACGGCTGATGAAGTTGAACGATGCGAGACTACTCTCAAAGAGATTGAACAAACTAAAGGCGAAGAATCCAAGATTCAATGGCTTGTTGACAAAACCGAGCAATTCTGCCAAGAGAAGGCCATATACAACGCTGTATTGGGGTCTATTTCAATCTTGGACGGTAAGGACAAGACACATGAGAAAGGTCAGATTCCCAAGATACTATCGGACGCTCTGGCCGTAAGTTTCGATAACTCGGTTGGCCATGATTACCTGGAGAATAGCGAAGAACGATATGAATTTTACCACAGAAAAGAAGAACGAATTCCTTTTGATTTGGATTTCTTTAACCGTATTACAAAAGGTGGGCTTCCTACTAAGACACTCAATATTGCTCTTGCTGGCACTGGTGTTGGCAAGTCACTTTTTATGTGTCATTGTGCCGCTGGAGCTATGTCGCAGGGTAGAAATGTACTCTATATCACTATGGAAATGGCTGAAGAAAAGATTGCAGAAAGAATAGATGCAAACTTATTGAATGTCACCATTGATGATTTGGTGAATTTACCTAAAGATATGTATGATAAGAAGATTGCCAAACTGAGAGAGAAAGTTGTTGGTAAATTAATCATCAAAGAATATCCAACCGCATCGGCTTCTGTAACACACTTTAGAACACTACTCAATGAACTCAATCTTAAAAAATCCTTTGTACCAGATATTATTTTCGTTGACTATCTCAATATCTGTTGTTCTTCTCGTATTAAAGCTGGATCAAACATCAACTCTTATACCTATGTCAAGTCGATTGCCGAAGAACTGCGAGGTCTTGCCGTTGAATGCGGAGTACCAATTGTTTCGGCTACACAAACAACTAGGTCGGGTTTTACCAGTTCCGATCCCGGACTCGAGGACACAAGTGAGTCTTTTGGTCTGCCAGCAACCGCTGACTTGATGTTTGCTTTGATTTCTTCCGAAGAACTGGAAGAACTCGGACAGATTATGGTCAAACAGTTGAAGAATCGTTATAATGATCCAACAATGTATAAACGATTTACACTTGGTGTTGACCGTGCAAAGATGAGACTATATGATGTTGAACAATCAGGACAAGATGGCCTTGCTGATGCGGGTATCACAGATAAACCAATTAACACATTTGGTGACCGTGAACGACCAAAGAAAAAATCATTTGATGGATTTAAAGTATGATATTGACTAGAGGCCAAGCGTTGTATTGCTCAAATGCTTTCCATGAATATTTTAGTGACATGGGTAGTATCGAACAATACATGCGTGATGAGAAACTAAAAACTGTTGCTGAAATACCAGCATCATTGTTTCCACCAGAAGATGATTTGTTTTCAGATTTCTCCATGCATCCAAGTGATATGGATATT